GTTAGTGTCGAACCATTACCTAAGGCAGTATATATTTCGTTAAAGTTGTCATTGACCTTATCGCCTCCGACTCTCAGGGTGTCACCTGTGTTGTCATTAGCAGCAGATCCAAGACCTATCGTTTGTTTAGCCATTGCTCGCTACAATTTTAGTTATTTATGGGGTTTCGGGGTCTACCAACTCTTCCCCGTAAGTTGATATGTCTGGAGCAGTCCAGTCATCAGGTACGGTAGTCTCAACATTGATGCCTGGATTTGAATATCCAGAACCAGTTGCACTCAGTTCAACACCTGCAACACCAACTAGTGCACGGATGTTTCCATCGAAACCAGATATGGAATCGATTCTAACAGTTGGTCTAGTTGAGTATCCAGAACCTCCGTTAGTTACTTGAACCTTGTCAATGAATCCTGATGTCAATACAGCAGTTGCAGTTGCGTTTTGACCGAATACAGATCCAAGATAATCAAATGTGATTAGAGAGTTTGATGATTCAATAACAGCAACTTCTCTATCTGATGTTTCACCTTGTATATCAATAAAGTCACCTGGTTCGATTGGTGGTACAACTTCAGCAGCGTCAACGTCTGCTTCAGAACCAACGTATGAGAAGGCAACGAATGTTGATCCAAATCTAGGAACTTCAGAGAAGATGATTCTAGAACCAACAATCTCAAAACCAACTCCAGGTTCTTGGATAACACCATTGAGTGAACAAATAATATTGTTCTCAGGTCTTATCACACTAGACTGTACACCTTCAGTCAGTGTCAATGAGTAGAATACATCGTTACGTTTCAAGTTGAATGACTGTCTCAATGAGTCAAACTCGAATGAGATGTCATCTAACTGTCTTAGTTTACCAATGTAGAATCCAGTGAATGATGCACCTAGATCTGGTGGTTCAGTAAACTGAATCTGGTTGGAGAACGCTGTGTATGCGTTTGTAGCACCTGGTGGTTGCAATATACCATTAATGAATATTAAGAGGTGTCCTGCGGGATCTGGGAGGTATGTAGTACCATTTGTGATAGTAAGATTAAATGTTGTTTGAGTACCATCAAATCCTTTGAATGATCTCTTGACTCTTGCCTTAAGATCAACCTGTGAGAAGATAACAGCACCGTATGAATCAGGTCCTCTGATAGCATCTCTAACACCAAATGTTCCTGTGACATCACTTAAGTATAGACGCTTGTTAACACCATCAACACGAACGTCTTGTACAAGTGCAGCTCCACCACCTGCAGTTGTGACTATAGTTGCGATAGAAGCATATCCAACGGGGAATGTTGCTGCTAACCCGTAGTCTCCAATCTGATCACCAATAGAGAATGTTCCTTGATATTCAATCATGTAAACATAGTTGTTAGCAATATCAACATCAGTAATGATACCGTATGTGGCAGAATCCTGTACACCAGATACGACCTTATAAAGTCTGTTACCAACTGAGAAGTTGTTAAGATTACTGATAATATTAATACCAAATCTCTTATAACCTCTTGATGCGATTCTATCACCAACACCAATATCTAAACCTGCATACTTGCTGACTACAATGTATTGTCTAGAAGATTCTGGATATACAACTGCAGTTGTTTCAAATGTTCCTAATAATGATTCAGTATCAACAGTCAACTTACCACCTGTGTTATCTGTAACTGCTGCTTGTGTCTTCAAGAATGAAGTTGGTTGAGCAATAGCACCAGATGTATAACCCTTGAATGGAATGTCAGCAACAAAGTCACCCTTCAGATTAATGATATGAAGACGAGTTTCAATAGCACTGATTTGAGCAGTTGTAGAGTTAGTTGCACCAACAACGTTGTCTGATACTGCCCAAGGACCTGCTGTTATTTGTACATCAAGATACTTGAAGTTTGCATCTGAGAAGAATCCGTATACTGTACCTGTGATAGATGGTGCACCTTGTTTTGCAACAACTTCATTCATTGTATATGGACCATCTGTTATATCACCATCTATTCTAAATCTTGAATATGTTTGTACAACCAAACCTTCGTTGGTTGTTATATTTTCTATTTCAGCGTATGTGTTACTTAATGTTCCATATATGAAGTCAGCATCAGCAACACCACCTCTTAACGCAACTGGTATAGTTCTTCCAGTAGTGTAAACCTTAGTTGGAAGTTGAATACCATTGTATGTTGTCAACTGAATATAAGAAGTATCATTCTTAAGTTGATTTCTAATGATTCCTATAAGATATCTAATCGCAGCAGATATAGAATCCTTACTATAATCTGCAGCAGCAGTGCTATCATAGAATGAATAGAATCCTGAGTTTGGAGCAGGAGATGTAAGAGTTCCATCAAGAGATGCAATCATATATGTTTCTAGAAGATCTAGAATAAAGTTCTTAGTGTTGTATGATGTATCTGCATAGAATAATCTACCACTTTGTGCTTGATATGGATCAAGAGCATTCTTAGTAAGTTTAGCACCCCATACAATAATACCAGTTGAACCATCACCTGACCAAACACTACTTCCAGTTCCACTCTTGATAATAATTTTATTTCGTAGAGTAGTAAAACCAAAGGAGAATGTTGCAGTAATATAACATCTAAACCAATCATTACCAAGTGGGAATACACCGAATGCATCAGCAGTTATACCACCTTGAGGTGTAAAGATTGTACTTGTAGTACCATCTGTAAGATTAAGATCAAAGAATACATTTTGCTCACCTGCACCACCTGGATCAAGTTGCATTTGGAATCTGATTCCTTGTGATCCAGATGCTTTAACAAATGCTGAGAATGTAAATGTCTGTGTCTCTTGAGCTCCAACAGCACCAGTATCAAATGTTTCGTTTGTAGTATCGAATGTAGTTGTACCAGAGTCAAATGTTTCAAATGCAGTTAGGTTGAAGTCTCTGTTTATTTCATGTTGATTATTAACACCATTATTAGGAGTTACATCCTCTGCAGTTTGTGAATCATCAGGAGCAAGAGTTGCAACGTTATCAGTAATCGTTACACCAGTTGTAGGTGTCCAGTTGACTGCATATGCTTCTGGATTTGTCCAAAGGTTTGTACCTGCAGTTTGACCTGCAACTGTAGATATTATTGTTCTAGCAGTAGCAAGAGTTCTTGTATTTGCTACCTGAGTATACCAAGTATATCCAGAACCAACTCCACCACTAGAAATAGTAGCAGTTGCACCAGATGTCTTACCTGTCAATGTATTACCTGCAACCCATGCAGTTCCTGTAAACGGACCTACAACAAAGAAGTTAGTATCAGGATCAAACTCTAATACAGATGCATATCCTCCAACATTAGATCTAACAACTTCTCCAACTTGGAAATCAGTTGCACTTACACTTTGAATAGTGATTTGATATGCAGTCGTATTTGTTCTAATATTTGTTGTTTGTAAATCATGAATAATATCATTTAATGTTGTATTAACAAAATCATCATAAGTCCATGATCCAGAACCAAACTGAGCAACAGTTTGTGTTTGTATTTCTTGTAAGTAGTAGTTGTTATTGTAAAGAAGATTCTTACTTGCACTTCTACCAGTTATTCTAGCAGGAGAAAGTATATTTACAGCAAACTCTATTAATGCTTTCCATCTATTCTTAACTGAAATAGCATCAGTATATGTTAATGAATCACGAACTGCAGCTCTCTGTGTATGTAATGCACTGTATGCACCTGCTGTACCACCTGTGTCTTCACCAGTTGCATATAATAAGTTGTCTATTGCTTTTAGACCAATGGTTTCTAGTTGAGTTATACCATAAACTGTTGCTAATAATAACTGTTCAGTTCCATTAACTGTTAAGTTGTATTGTAGAGTAGAGGTTAAGAACTTCTCGATTTCTAGAATAATACTATCATTACCACCAGTTTGTAGATCTGATATTCCACCAATGATTACATCTTCAAGATTTTGTTGGAACGCTGCAACACCTAAAGCACCACCTGGGAACTGGAATGCTTGGAACTGTACATTGTTCAACAGATATGTAAACTCTGTAGTCATTAGACCAGTTATTTCTTCCCTAATATACTCTCTGTTAAAGTATAATCTATCTGCAGCAGTATTAAAGTCAGAACTTGTAGGAGCAATAATATCATTGAGTAATGTAATAAGAGTATCGATTGCAGTCTTGACGTTTGCACATCCACCACTATCATTTGTTATACCCCAATCACCAACAATAATACCATCAGTATTATCATAAGTTAGATCTCCTGTAACTGCTTGTTTAGCATAGAATCCTAATCTCTCATGTGCATAAGCAGACTGATGAACCTGTAAACGAATATAACGTAACTCACTATTATTACCGATATAGAAACCTACTGCAGTAAGTATTCCATCATTACCACCGTCTTCAACATCTTGTGCTAATCCATCTAATATTAATCCTAAGTCAGTCTTACAACGTAATGTACCGTCTGTAGATGTACCATTAGCATTTCTAGGCATATCCAATGCAAGAGCTGGATATCTTTGTAGCATATCATATGCTGCCTTATCAACAATAACTTTTCTATTTGCACGAATCAAGTTAGCAGCATCACGGAATCTACCACGAGCATCTTCATCTATTTGATTTGTGTATATCTGATCAGTTGCACCATTATGATAATCAACAGTAAATGGAACTTCAGAGAATGCATTTATTGTTGCACCAACAAACTCATATGCAGGTGTAGATTTAGTTACCGTTGCAAGATGATCTACAGCAGGTGATTGTGATGCAAATGTCAATGTATCAGTAATGATATCAAATAAGTTTGCTACTGTAGATTGTACATCTTGACAATCTTGTGTTGAGTATTCAGATTTTGTTATACCATTAGTTACCGCACTAGAGAATGTGTGAGAGTACTGGTCATCAGCAGAAGACTTGCCGACGTTGATCGTGAACGTGTCGTTCGTATGGGCAGAGATTTTAAGAACTTGCTTAGACGCAGGGTCAGATTTTCTTGGATATGCTGTAATCTTTTGATTACCATCCTTGGAGCAAGTGAATGAGACAGCACCATCCGCAAGGAATACAGAATCACCAGAGACAGTGATGCCATTAGTGGTAGCAGAAACGAATGCATGTGTGTAGTTACCTCCTGTTATTATTGCATTTGAAGTTGCAGAAACGAATGTGTGTGTCGAAGTGTCCGAAGAGGTGCCGACATTGACAGTGATAGAATTATCTCGCTTGATAATACCGTTTGCTGAAGCAGATACGAATGTATGAACATATTGATCAGCAGCAGAAGAAGGACCAACATTAACTGTGAATGTATTGTCTGTCTTCGCTGTAATCCTTAACCATCTGCCAGAGAAAGGATCTGTTGAACGAGGATATGATTTAGTTTCATGGTTGCCATCTTTAGTACAAGTAAAGGATAGTGAGTTATCAGCAATCCTGATCTTGTCACCTACAACAAATCCATGAGCATTTTGAGTAATAACTAAAACACCATCTGCAGGTGTGTAGGTTGCACCTGTAGCAGTAGATGATACACCATCAGCAACTATTTGTAGAGCTGTGTTGTATGCAGCGTCAGGAGTTCCAGTATTATTACTTGCTCCACCTGCAGTTCCATCTTCACCACTTGCTCTTGGATATGTCTTCTGAGTTGTTTGACCATCACCATTATAATCACAAGTAAATGTTAAGGAATTAGCAGTCAACTTAATGTTTGTACCAACTGCTAAGTTATGATCACCAATGAACATCTTAAGAAGTCCAGTAGCAGGATCGTAAGTTGTTCCTGTTGTTGGTTGATAGTTTACTATTGGTGACTTACCAACATCAATAGTAAAGTTATTTGCATCAACTCTTGTAACTTCTTGCCAACCTTGAGCAGCAGGATCTTTTGCTCTTGGATAGGTATGGTTTGTAGCATTGCTGTCCATTGAACATGTAAATGTCAATGAGTTATCAGCGAGTTGAATCTTATCACCAGTTGCAAGATTATGACTGTTAGAGGTAATATTTAAAATACCAGTAGCAGCATTATAAGTTGCATTAGATGCAGTGAGATTTGTATCACTTGTCAATCCATGTCCNTTGCTAGTAATAACCATGTCACCAGTGGCAGGATTATAAGTTGCAGTTGATGGAGTAAACTGAGTTACAGACTGTGTAAGATAGTTTGATTCAGTAATAGAAGTATCAAACTTCTGAGTCAATCCATGATCACCTAATGTAGACCATGGTTCATTATTAATAACAAATCTTACTAACTTCTCTACTATATCATATGTGTATAGTGATTCTTTCAAGTCATCTGAAACATGTAACAATGTGATAGGATTAGTAGTTCTATTGACATATAATGCAGAAGCATCCCATGTATGACTGTTAGATCCATTTCTAAGATCTTCAACCATTGCTTTAAGAATATCTCTTACATCATCTTCACAGTTAACTGCTCCACCAATAACAGTAAAGAATGGATAACGTTCCTTCATGATATACACTGCCTCTCTAGCAATGTAATCGTAGTTTAATATTATATTATCTGCAGCATTGATATATCTGTGTGTCTTCTGATCAAATCCTCTACTTGCAACACCTACATTAACTGTGATTGTATCTCCTGTAACTGCAGTGATAGCAAGGGTTTTACCATAAGAAGGATCTGT